GAAGTTGCGTGCGAGAATCGCAAGCAACTTGGTGTCTGCTAAGAGTTATGCTGAAACGGCAAAGAACTTTGCCGCCAAGTTCCTTAAGGGTGAACTTAAGACTGCCAAGGTTACTCAACAGCAGTACGATGATTTGGTTAAGCGTCTTGATGAGGCTGTTGTCAAGTTGACTGCCGCCCATGCTACCGCTACTGGTAAAGAAGCGGCTTTGCGTGGAGATTTTGGTCAGATGCATCAGGTGTTGATGGATGAGATTTCTCGTCTGCGTGGGGCAATTAACGACCCTGACCGTTTCGCAGCCGCCGAAGAACTCAGGGCGATTTATATGCAGATTTTCCCGAATCATAATCCAACGCTGTTGGATTCTAAGTCGCCAGAATGGATTGCAGAAAAGATTCTGCATGCTAACGGTGTCCCTGCAACCCGTGAAGTTAAGGTTGTTAACAAGCGTTTGCGTGAGTTGCGTAGACAGATTGACGAACTTCCTGATGGTGCGCAATATGATGAGATTCGCCAAGCCCTAGAGTCGGATTATTATACTTTGGAGAATCAGGAACAAGCGTTTAGCACGCTTGGTCAGATTCGCATGGATGCCGACTACTCGGACGGATTCATGTACGGTTTCGTGGATGACCTTGTTCCGCTTCCCGAAGAAGAACTGTACAAGGTGTTCCGCACTTCACCTGAGCGTTTCGTTGGTGAGGGGTTCCGTGAGATGCCTGAGTCCGTTGCTGTCCATGCTATGCCAAGCCAGTCTTTGCTTGATATGCGTGTTCCAGCGGATTTCCGCCGTGTCATGTCTGATGAGGGCATAATCAATGGTTTGGCTGATGAACTGTACCGCCGAGGATTCCTGTTGGAATCCGAAGGTTTGCGTGAACAAGGAGCATTGTTCTTCAGGACTGGTGCGTTTGACCCACAATGGGAAGAAACCTATCCCGAGATGGCGAACCTGATTGCTACCATCAAAATGTATGGTGCGTCAGAAGGTTCTGAACTTCTCAGCGATGTGACTATTACTTCAGCGTTGTATGACATTGAGGAAGCGTTGCGTGCCGCACTTCCAGTTGAAGATTATCAGGACATTGACTTGTTTGCCCGTGAGGCTATGAACACGGCATTGGGTCGCATTAATGCGACCTCATCCGACAGGGCTGGCATTCTCATCCCACAGGGATGGTGGGATGATTTGAATGAGGCTGTTCCTGATTATGTTGTGATGGTGGACCCATCATTTAAAACACCTAAGCCTGATTTGAACCCGAACTCTGAAGCACAGTTCGTGAACGGTAACGAGTTTGTCAACAACATCAAGGACAACCTGTTTGAGGAGCAGTCACTTCAAACTTCTCTTGCCAAGACGGGCAAGGAAGAAGAAATTATTCAGTTGGAGAATCAGATGGTTCTCCGCTCCGAACTTAAGGGTGAAGCGAAGTCGTTGGCTAGCAAGAAGGGTGGTTTAACTCGGGCGGCTAAAGCACGGGTAACCAAGACTGAGCAGGCGTTGGAAACTTTGCGCCGTACTGACAGCATTGAGATTATGCAGGGCGGTAAGAAGATTACGGTTACTCGTGATGCCGCCCAGCGTGCGCTGGTGCGTCAGGAAACAAAACTGGTTAACGCCTACAAGGCTTTGCAGAAAGAGATTGATGCCGTTTATGTCCGTGCTGGCGTACCCCGTGAGGGTACGACTGGTGGCGGTTTAATCAATAAGATTACCGACATCAAGGAACGGTTGCCGATGTTGTTTAATCAGGCTGAGGTTTTGCGCACTTGGTCGGAAACGACTGGTGTCACTTTGGCTAAGGACATTCAGGATATGCGTCAGTTGCTTGTGTCTGCACCGCCGAAGGGTGCGGCTGGTGGCGAGTCTGCGGCTTGGGTGCGTAAGGTTGACCGCACGCTGGCTTCTATTGGTGGTTTTCAAGACCCTGCTACGGCGAAGGCTTATGAGCGTGTAACAACTTTGTTGCATGCTGACGAGGCTCAGTTGGCGATGCTGGAGGCTGTGTCTATTCCAATGATTGAGCAGGACCTGTATTTGGCTACGGCTGGTGCTTTGGGTCCGAAGATTATTGACACCGTTGAACAGGGTTGGAGCGAGATTTATGGTTTGGGTGTGCAGATTCCAGACGAGTTGTTGGATGTCTGGCGACCAAACCTGAACAGGTTGAATGATAAGACGGTTGCTGGACAGTTGAAGAAAGCCTATTTTGAGGCTATGAACTTCTTTAAGGTGTACGCCACTAGCACGGTTGGTTTCTTTGTTCGTAACGCTTTTTCTGCCACATTTATGAATTATGTGGCTGGTGTCAGCACCGATAATATTCAGTTGGGTTTCCGTGCCGCACGCCATATTCAGCGTGGAACTTGGGATGATTTCCTGAAGAAGCAGACACCTGAGTTGGCTTCCCAGTTGGAAGCCGCCTATAGGGCTACACAGGCTACTGGTCGTGGTATTAGCGACATGCTGAGCGGTGTGGCTATCCGTGGCAAGGGTACCGAACGCATTATAAACAACCGTTACACTAGGTTCTTTCAACGCCGTAATGAGGGCGTTGAGTTGGGTGTTCGTTTGCCGATGGCTTTGGACAGCATTAAGCGTGGACAGACGATGGACCAAGCGATTGCTCGTGTGACTCGCTACCACTTTGATTACAGCGACATGTCCGAGTTGGATGAGATGGCTAAGGCGTTGGTTCCGTTTTGGATTTGGACGAGCCGTAATGTGCCGTTGCAGATTGTGGAGCAGTGGAGCAACCCTCGGGCGTACACCATCTACGATGAGATTAAGCAGACCTCACCTGTTGATGACAAGATTATTATGCCGAAGTGGATTGCCGACTGGGAGCCGATGGCTCTTGGCGGTGTGAACCGTGAGAACGGTCAATGGGTGTTGACCCCTGATGTCCCTGTTAATCAGTTGGATAAGCAGTTGCAGAACCTTGTTAATCCGAAGCGTCTTGTTGGTCAAATGGCTCCAGCCGTTAAGGTTCCGATTGAATTGATTGCTGGTAAGCAGTTGGGTATTGATGTTGGTCCGTTTAAGGATAAGTTGCAACCTGCTCAAGGTTTGGACGCTGTTCTTGCTCGCCTTGCCAGCATCGCTGGCGGCGAAACCCTTGCCAAGAAAGACCCTGAGACTGGCGAGTGGTTGATTAACGAGCGTGTGCCATATATTGTGCAGAATGCGTTGCCGTTCCTTGGACAGTTGAACCGTGTAACTGGTGGTGCTACGGGCGGTAAGCCATCATACAAGGAACGCAAGTTGGGTAATATTCTTAACTGGGTTGGTGTGCCAGCACGCTATGTCGGTCCAACACAACAGGGTAGCGAGGCGGTTGGGCGGTCTATTGAGATTGGTGATTTGATTTCTCAGTGGATTGAGCAGGGCAAACTTACTAAAAAGCGTTAGGTTCGCCGCCGATGGCGGCTTCCAGTTCATCCATAATCTTTCCGTACTCCACTAAACACATTTGGATGCTGGTTGGGTCACCGAACATGGCGTTCTGCCAGATTGCTACCAGTTCTTTGGCGGCTAGTTTGCTGATTATAAACTCCATAACATAACCTTCTTCGTTGTCGGCTATCATCTGTGCGAAGATGCCTTCAAGTTCGGTCATGTCATCGGGGTCAAAGTCTTGGCTAGACACGACCAGCCTCTTTGGCTTCTACGAAACGGATGGACACACGAATGTCCTCAATTTTGTTCCTGTAGGTCATGGGTGCGCCCAGTTCCTTGAGTTTATTCTCCAGCAGGGTCAGTTCGTTCTTCAGGCGTTCCATGTTCAGCCTCGGTGAATTGGTCATACAGTTGCTCCGCTATCTGTTCAATGATTAAGTCAATATCTTCTTTACCTGTGATTTCCTTGAGGACGATGATGGTTGCCATCATGGTTGCCATCAGGAACTTTTGGTTGACCGCTAGTGTTTCTCCAGCGATAAGGTATTCTGTGCCTTCGTTGCCGTATCCGCTCATTTAATGTCGCCTTTTAGTTTCAGTTGGAACGAACCATCATGGTACATGCATGCTACCGTAGCGTAGCCAATTACATCCACATAGGAGTCGTGGAGTGGCTCATTCAGTCCGTTGGTGTCACGACCCTGTAGGTTTTTGATTCGGGCAATCTTGTCGCACAAACGGATGCAGATTCCGATAATACCGAACGAGTTGATGTTGTCATGCCCATAATCATGCTGCTTACGCACCAACAGTTCATGCATGTCTGTGAGCGAGAACCTGTCCTCGCTGGCTAGGGTTTGCATGGCGGTTACGCCTGCACGGAACAGCACATCTACCGCTAGGTCAATGTCGCCTTCCACTAGGTCACCTTTGGTAACTCGCATAATCCACTGTCTGAAGTAGATTTCAATGGGGTCAAACATGTGGCGGTCTTTCGGGCTGTTTGATGCCGTGTCAACCATGCGCCGAAGCCATGCTTCGGCTGCTTCATCCCAGTTGTTGTAAATTGATTCCATATTTTTCTCCCATTGATTGAATGAATCTATCATCTGCTAGTAAAGCACGCTTCAGGTTCTTGAGTGCTGTGTCTGTTTTACGCCATGCGTGTGACTTCGCCTTGATGCCGAAGTCCTCCGCTACCTCCTGATAGGTTTTGCGTTCATAAAACACACCATGTAATGCTTGCTGGTCCGACTCGGATAGCGTGGACAGGACGGATGATACGATGTCAATGAGTTCCCAGTCTGTTTCGGGTTGTGCATCTGCGAACGGCATCATCAGCCATTCAATCATGCTGTCGCCTTGTGGGCTAGTCGGCTCGTACTTCATCATAGTCCTTGGCTATAAGTATTTGCATAACATCTTCGGGTTCCAGCAGGTATCCCTTGGATGGGTTGCTGGAACGGGTGGCGAACTCGTGATACTTCTTCGGGTTGAATCGGTCGGGATGCGCCTCAAAGTATCTGCGCATTCTGTCCACGCTGAGGATAACGAACGCACCATCCAGCGTATAAACATAAACCCACCACTTTGCTTTCGTGATGGCGAAACCTGATGGCTTCCATAACGGTTTACCGTTCTCGTCCATCTTTCTGCGTGGATTGTGGGTCATCTCCACGACCATGCGCCCGTTCCTGTAGCGGTCTGTTTTAACTTCAAAGGCACCATCGGAGATGGTGTCCAGAAAGTCCTCAACAAGTTTTTCGCCTTTGTGTCCGAACTTCAGGTCCGTGTGGAAGTCATACTTGCGTGGGGCAATATCATAATCAGACTGATTTTTCGTCACGATTTAACCGCCCCGATAACAGTCACCTGTTTGTCATCCAACCATGCGACACCATTCAGTCCGTCCATCAACAGTTTCACATAATTATCCAAGTCTCCTCGGAGTTTGGATGCTTCGCCCTCAACTGGAGTAACTGTAACCACGGTCCCCTGTGGGGTGAACGAGCATTCCACCTGAACCAGCCCCTCATAGCATGGACCGTTCCAAGCCTGTGCGATAATCGCTTCCGCTTCCAGCGTTGTCTTGGGTGTGAACACACGACCGTATCGGGTCATGCGTGGTCTGCCCTTGGGGACGGGCTTATGCGGAACCGTTATGGTGTGCGGTCTGTTTTTGTTTTTGCGTTTACGCTGTGCCATCGGGCTTCGGTCCTTTATAGGACTGCACGAGCCAGTAATAAAACTGGTCGTCATCCCCTGAGCGGTATGCGCTCAGCATACCGTCAATGCATTCCTCTAGGAAGAAGCACTTCTGCTTGTATTTTTCTTTGTCATCCACGGTTTGCCTCCTGTGTGAATATGTGGAATGGTGCGCCTGTACCTGAATCAAACTTCGCACTAATGGATAATGCTTTCAGGATGGTTTGCTTGGCGAGTTGAATTGTAAGACGCTTCTTGTCAGTCAATGCTTGCAGTGCGCCCAACCCGTAGTCGGAACCAGACCCAACCGCATACAGGCGGTTGGTGTCCATGTCCGTGCCATAATCATCGTCAACCTGATAAACGACACCATTCACCACAACCAGCGAGTCAATGGGGGTGGTTGCAACCTCGGAGTCATATTGCGGTAAGCCTGTGCCAGCAGATTCCAGCGCACTCTTATAGGCAGGGACGAACTGGCTGACGATGAACTTGGTCAGTTTTATTCCTTGCGCTTTGGGTGGGATGGGTGGTGGTGTGAACGAATGCTGGATGATGTTCGCACCACGGGTGTGTCCTGCGATACCGATTAAGTATTTCCCTAGGGTGATGACTTTGGGTTGGGACGATTTGCCGATGCGTCCACCTTCGGTGGACCATTGGGAGTCTGAGCCGATTACAGCCCAGCCGTCACCTTGTACAGCAAGAATCGTGGTCATAAACAGTTTGCCTCGGCAGCCTGAACCTTGAGATGGTCAACTAGGGAACTGAATGGCATTAAGACTTCTTTGGGTGCGCTATAGAACTCGTCATAGATTTCACGGTGACGGTCAAACGCTTTGACCTTTTCCCAAAGCGGTTTGCTTTTCGGGGAGATACACACCATGCCTTCGCCTTGCTGGGACACAATCACATACGAGATTGGTGCAATCATCTTGCTGTCGTAACCGTTCACGGTATCCACAAACAGTGTGTCGTGAGGGTATTCCATAATGTCATCACTGAATATGCGTGAGGAGGACTTCACCTCTAGGGGCATTTGAGTCCAACTGAACACGATATCTTTTTCGTGTTTGGTCATTTCGTTGCGTTCTTCACGGGTCTTGGCGATGGTGATGGGCGGCGCATAGCATTGCACACCAGCCTGATTCAGGCGTTCGGCAACCTTGTTCGCCCAGTGACCGCCTTGAAAGAATGAACTTGTGTAATCAAAACTCATGAGTGTACCCTGACTACCAGTTTATCAATCTCCAGTTCACCGTTAGGGCGCAGATGATATTTACCCCAACGCTGGTCAGCGGTACGGATAACGGTACGGGTCTGTGACGGGTTGAGTCCACTGCGTACACATTCGTGACCCAACTTCGCCAATGTGGTGGAACGGTCACGACCCTGTAGGGGTCCGTCACGCCAAATCACTTTACCCAACGGCGATAGCACAGCCATAGCCTCATCTAGGGTGGCATCATAATCATAATGCCCTGTCGGCTGCGTGGCTGTTTCGGGGGCAACATACATGTCAGCGATGCGCTGCAAGAGGTCTGTACGGGTGCGATGCGAATATGCGGTCACTAGGAAATCTTCTAGTGGCATAACGGTGTCCGTTATGTCCAGTATTCGTTGACGGTCGGTGTCTTGGTTGTTGAACCAGCCAGCATACGGCAGACGAACATAATTGCCGACCTGACCGATGTTCAACGCAACCTGCTTGGGGTTGACCTCGGTCGTGGGGACCTCGGCAACATGGCATGCAACAATCAAAGCATTACGCATAGTTTCAGCAGGGACAACAGTCTCGGGGAATACCCACACATGATAGCCCTTGGAGCGTGAACGCTCTACCCATGCGGTGATACCAGCGTGAGCAAGTGCAGAGCGCAGACTGGTGGCATGCTGTTGTGCATCAGCGGTGTCAAAGTCAACACAACCCCATGCAACCATCCAATGCCCATGACGCAACACCATCGGATAAACACCAATGGGCTTGTCATAAAAGTGTGCTTCCAACACCTGCTCGGTCAACGGTTGCTTGATACAACCGCCTTCGTTACTTCCGTAGCAGTCGCCACGACCAAAGAACAGTCGTGCGAACGACTCAAGTTCCTGCTTGTCCATGCTTACCAGTCCTCCAAACTGTCTGCGATTACCAACTGCTCACCGAACACCGTAGGCTCGGCAGGCTTCGTGTCTTTCCAAGGTAGAACACCGCTAGTCAAACGATGCAACCGACCCGTGCCGTACTCAATCGTGAAGTCCATGTCATCCAACAACTGTGATGCTGGACGCTTGCACTTCACAAGATTCAAAGTCAGCGTATCCATGTGGATGCGCAACTCGTACTGCAACTGGTCAATCTTCTCCATAATCCGCTCAGTGTTCGTGGCACGCTCCACCTTCTCCTGTAGGTCACGAATATGACCCTCAATCTCAAAGCGTTTACGGCGCACACCAATGATGTGGGTAGCCTGCTGTTCACCACCGTAAGCACCTGAGGAGATGGTTTGCTTCTTGCCGTCAGCACCTGATGAACGGGACGACTGATGCAA